TTGATATAGCGCCCATAACTCCAAAAGACTATCCAATAAAAATATACAAAGGCGCTTCAGATGATGTTTTTAACAGTAAAGAATTTAAAAAAGAAAAACATTTTGACTTAATCTTTATTGATGCCTTTCACGAATACAGACAAGTTGTAAGAGATATAAATAATGCTGTAAAATTCTTAAATCCCAAAGGCATTATAGTCTGTCATGATGTTTACCCTTTTGATAATTTGGATTTACCTAATCTTACAGATAAGCAACCACCAAATCCTTTATCTGCTTGGACTGGGGATGTTTGGAAAGCTGTTTTTCATGTCAGATGGTTAATGCTTGAGCTAGATTATTGTGTAGTCAAAAACTTTCCTGGATACTTATATTTGTGGAAAATAAAAGAGCCATGTGAAATAGATGAATCAGAATTAAAAGAAAGATTAAACACAAATACTGTAAATGAAGATATTATTGATAATTTAACTGAAGAATGGGCGCTTAACAATCTTGATTTAATGAACATAGTATCCTTAGAAGAACTAAAAGAAAAGCTATGTTAGAAAAAATATATTCTCCAGAAGATAAAGTTATTATTATAGGCGGCGGGGTTAGTTTTAAAGGAATAAATACTTCTAAAATAAAAGACAAGCCTATTATAGGCGTAAATGCAGCCTATAAGTTAGGCTCTTGGATAGACATTCTGTTTTTTGGCGATTGTAGATTTTATGAATGGAATAGATTGGGGCTAGAAAAATGGCCTAATAGTGCTGTAACTTGCTGCACAAAATTAAAAAATCATCCTAAAATAGAATATTTAGAGCCTATTGATAGTCAGCATATAAATATTGAAGACTTAAATACTATTTCTTGGCCTACAAAGAATGGCGGGGCTAATAGTGGTGGGGCTGCAATTTGTTTAGCTGCAAAACTAGGTGCTAAAAATATATTCTTACTAGGCTTTGATGGGCAACCTGTAAATGGAGAGCATCACTGGCACAATTATTATAAAATGCCAAATAGAAATTGGATATATTCTAGGTTTAATAGATTCTTTAAAGTAATTGCGCAAGATGCACTTGAGTGCAATATTAATATTTATAACGTAAATCCAGATTCAGCTATTCCTTATTTTAAAAAAATAAGTGTAACAGAATTTTATAAAATAATAGGAGGATAATATGATAACAATAAAAACTTGGAGTCAAAATTTAGGCTGGGCTGAAACAACAGGTACAACAAGTGCTACAGCCACTCAAAAAAATCCAAAAAAGAAATATCTAGTTTTATATGTGGATTATACAAAAGGAGATGAAACTGAGGCTAAAATTCTTTGCAGAATGAAAAATGCAGATATTACAGATGATATAAAATTTGATGATAGTTTTATTGATACTGCTAACAAATCTCAACTAAATGAATTAATATTAGAAGATACTTGCAGAAGTCGCTTAGCTGTTAGATTATTTGATTCTGAAAATATAATAGAAATATACACTGAATTAGTAGGAGCTGGGGCATCCCCTGGAACTCTGAATATCTGGGCTAAACCTGCGAACTAAAGGAGGCTGTAATGTATAGAAACATGGCACAATTATACAGAAATAACCAAATAATAGACGTAACAAAAGAATGCACTTTTGACTGGTATCAAGAGCCAAAATCTTGTTACGCATACTTACAGGTTTCTAGTGCATCTGGAGACTTTACAGACGGTGAGACGGTTACAGGGCAAAACTCAGGTGCGACTGCAACTGTTTTCAGCTCATATGTAAACGGCGGAAGGGTATATGTTACTAATGTGAATGGCACATTTCAAGCTGATGAGACTATTACAGGTGGTTCGAGTAATCAAACTGCAACTGTAGACGGTTTTGTGGCTGAGAGAAGTTATCCCAATAATATTATACGTGGGACTTTTCCTGATAGTATCAAGAGCAGGGATTTAGATGATAGTTTAGATTTAGAAATAAGCAGTAACGGAGCAAAGTATGTATTACTGCTAAGAATTAACTTGCCAAAATCTATGTTTTTTACAGTCGTTCCAATAGTGACAAGAGTTCGTATATTTAAAGATTACGTACGGTCTAGCTTGGCATTAATTGAACAACAAGGTAGCGATAATACAACTGTTGGTATTTTTACACATCAGTGGGCTACAGCACAGTATAACGATAATATAAAGACAGGGACTGCTGGGGCTGGTTTCCATTATGGGGATAGATGCTTGGTAGGAATGTATCATAGTGACAAATTCGTTTGTAAATACAGTATTAAAACAATCAGAGTTCTTAAACTTGTAATCTAAAGGAGCAACATTATGATATATGATACAACAAACTTAGAACAATCACCACATTTTTCACCTGAAGACAGGCAACTCTACTGGCTTAATGAAGAACATACTATCTTAACAGACGGCTACAAACTTTATGACTATTCACCTTCTATCGGAGTCCAAGAGCGTCAGTATGCTGAAGTTCCTACAAACCACCAGCGAATTGATTACGAACTCATCAAATCCACAATAGACGAGTTTGCTCAAGCTGATGCTACACGTGGTGATATTGTTTCCTTTCTTACTTCAAAAGGCTTTTCAGACGAAAGAGCTAATTGGTGGATTGACTTGTTTATTGATGCTGTGGCAGAGTTTACCTTACAGCCGAATAGCTTTGACAACTGCAAATCGTGGGTGGAAGGGCAACTAGATGATGGGAAGTCAAGCGATAAAGTTACAGAGATGCTGATTGGGATGCTGGTATTTACGGATATTATAAAAACTAATATTGTTGTTTATAAAGATAACTTGCCTTATAAGCAAGTTTGCATTATATAGAAAAAGCCCCTTCGTGGGGCTTATATCTTTACTTCTTCCATTTCACTTAAATTATCCCCCACCTCTACTTCTATCTCTAAAGGCACTTTTAGCTTAAATCCAAACTGCTCAGTAGGAATATTTTCCATATAATATTTAATCTTAGGCAATATTTCTTTTAGCTTATCTTTTTTGACTTCAAAAATAAGTGCATCGTGGATAAATAGAACTATTCTACAATCTTCTCTTTTTATTGATTTATCTCTTAACAGATTCAGCCCGCCTAATAAAGTAGCATCTGAACTTGGCCCCTGAATCTCAAAATTAATTCCAGTTCTAAAAGCTTGCTCTCTTACCCATTTATCTTCTGAATATATCTTAGGCAATCTTCTTATGCGTCCAAATACTGACCTTAAATAGCCGTGCTTTTCTAAAAAATATCTACTCTTTCTATGCCAATCTGGAATTTGCCTATATAGACTAAACCACTTTCCTCTAAATTCTTCAGCTTGTTTTAATGTTGTTTTAACTCCAAACTCAGTTTCAGCATATTGTTTGAATGTAGGAGGCATCATACCATATATAAAACCAAAGTTGCAGCATTTGCTCCCTTGTCTAATCTGTTTTCTTTCTTCTTTACTTTTAAATTTATAATTTTCTGGTAATCCTTTTATAGCAAGTCCTGTAATAACATGAGGGTCTTTTCCTTCTTTAAATATTCTCTGGAATTGTTTATCATCAGCCACATGAGCCACCCACCTTAGCTCAGATACTTTATAATCAGCCTCAACTAATACGTATTCATCAGAAGTAGCTTTAAATAACATTCTTATATACTTAGCTGATTTACTTCTTTTAGGAATAGTCTGTAAGGCTGGTTTTCTAAAGCCTGTTCTGCCTGAGCTTGTAAATGTAATACTAGCTGAAGGATGTAATCTGCCATCATACTTGGATAGTTCTTCTATATTTGGAATATAGTTTGTGAGTAATTTATTATATTCTCCCCAGTTTAAATAAGCCTGCACAAACTTTTTTACTTTTTTAGGATAATTACCTTGCAAAATAGGAATAAGCACTTTTTTCTTATCTATTAGAGGTTCGCCATTCTTTTTGCTTACCAAAATAGGTTCTAAATTAAATCCATAATCGTGCACTTCTGGTTTTTCTTGATTTTTTCTAAGTAACTTATCAGTCCACTTAAAAAGCGCCTCTCTAACAATAATACCTCTACTTAACTTAAAATTCTTTTTATGCCTTTCATATACAGTTTTAGGGCAATATTTTATGCACTCAAGTTCAGCTTTTTTCATCTCATCTTTAATTAATTTTTTAATTTCCCACACTCTTTCTCTATCAATACATACTCCATTCCTCTCTATCTCAAATAACAACTCAGACTCAACAGGATGTGCCAGCTTAACATAATAATTTGTGCTTCTTTTATCTTTTAATAACTCCTTTCTTATATTTAATCCTACCTGCAAAGTAGCTGCAGCGTCTAATGCAGCATACTTATTAAACCTATCTCTATCATTAGTTAATAGTGTTAACATATCTTCTTTTTCTGCATCGGTCACCAAATCTTTATGATTCATTGGTATATTAGTGAATAGTGTTATCAATTCTTCTAAGTTCACATCTTTATATAATTCAGAATCTAACACATGAGCAGCCACTTTTACATCAAAACAACAGTTATTCCAATCAGTTATGCCTAAATTTTTAAACCTATGGAGCTCATATTTGATATTCATAAAATATTTTTTTATGTCCTTTCTAGCAACTAGTTCTTTTAGTTCAGCTACCTTAGTGTCAAAATTTTGACACTTTTTAATCCCTACTTCTACATAGATAGGTTTCTTTTTCGTGCCTCCTCTTTTTACTAAGATATTAAAATCACCTTTATCTTTTTCTACTTCTTCATATAGAACTACATTCCAGCCTTCGTTTGGGCTAGCTGCTACTGAATAGGATATTACAATAGAATTTGGGTCATACCAAGCTGTTCCTTGTGTTTCTGTATCTATAGCTGTAACATAACAACCTGATTCGTCCTTATAAAAACCGCCATCTAAAAGTGGTCTGATGCTATCTACTTCTTTCCATTTAATTGTTTCTTCTTGTTTAAAGCCCCTATCTATAAATTCTTTAACCTTTCTTAAGTCTGTTTTTAAGAGAGGCAAGTAATTAGGATTGTATAAAGTAGCTGCGGGATGATAGGTGCAATAAACCCAGCAATTAAATTCTTTATTCCAGTAAAAATTATTTCTGGCTTTTTTTAGGGTTGTTTTTACCTTCATTACCTGTCTAAAGGCTATCTCTCCAAAACAAACAATCAGCTTTCTAGGACTGCACTCAAGTGCAGTTTTTAGTTTAGGTCGGCAGGCTTCTAATATTTTATTTATCTGACCCTGGCTAAATCTATCCTTATCTATCTTACATCTAGCCGCATTAGCTAAAAATACTTTGCTTAAGTTTAACCCTACATCATCGCAAATAGACTTAAGTCTTTTGTATGATGCACCTATCAACATCATACCCCTCTCTATTTCAGTCTTGCCAGGGCTCTCAAATACAAATACAATTTCTGATTTAAGATTCTCGGCTGGTCTATAAGGAATCTCAATAGAACCTTTAAGTAAACAATTGCATCTACTTATTTTTTTCATAGCTACCTTTCTATTTTAAAATGTTTTAGAGAATACTCTTTTAATATTTTATATAATTCTATTTTAGTTTCCTCGTTAAGAGGATATGTAACCTCTATAGGTTCTAAAGAGATTTTATGTTTACAAGAATCACACTTAACTCCACGAATAAGCATAAATTCAGAGGGTATAGATACGTCAATATAAGTACCATACACCAACAATTCAGAACTATCAACAAAATTCCCCGTAAATGTAAAATCAGAAAAAGATTTCCACTTTTTACAAGAAGGGCAATACAATAATTTATCATCAATATCTACACTCTTTCCTTCAATAATTTCTTTTATATCTTCAGAATTTTGCAACACCCCTTGCTCATCAAATTCTAATATTAACTCTGAATCTTCATCTTCAATTGGGTATATTTCTACACTACATATAGGGCAAACTATAGAACTACAAATCTTTTTACAAATAGTCTTATCTTCAAAAAAGTGGTATATTTCATCTACATAAAACTTCCATTGGCTCAGAGGACTTTTATTATCACAATAAGAACACTTTATATTCATATATACCTCCTTTAAAAATTAAAGATGCGCTTTAATACAAATTACGCCTTTTTGATTCTGTTCTTCAATTACAGTTAACCCTAATTCAATATGTCTATTATATCTATCCCCGTAACAATCTTTTATCGTCTCTATAAACATTTCTTTAGCTTCTTCTTTAGAATCAGCTAAAATTATCATTTCTTGAAAATCGTCAAAACTATAACCACCAAGATATTCGTATTCTGGCGCATATTTGAAATAACATTTATAAACTTTCATCCTAAAATCCCCTTATAAAAATTCAAGTTAATGTTAATTATATTCATTCTCCCTAAAAAGTCAAGACTATTTTTAGCTAAAAATTGACTTATAGAAAACAGTATGTAACCATAACCCAAATATAGTCCTGAGACGCACAGAATTAGCCTTATTTCGGCTTTAAATTAAAAATAGGTATTATGATATAGGTTAGGCAATTTATACTCATAAAATGGCTCTTAGGATACCCTACAGAGCAAGTTTTATACTTCTTTAATAATTTCAGCAATTTATGTTATTTAAACATTAAACTACGCCTCTTAATATTTTTAATTATAATATTTAATTATTTTTTTTAAAAAAAGGGTAGGAATAATATATTTAATATCTCTTAAGAGAATAGTTATAGCTTAAGAGTATTATTGGCGTTTTTAATTGTCTAAATATAATATATTAAGACATTCTAAAACGCCTCTTAATTTTTTATATTATATTTATATTATCTCTAAACTTTCTTGTTTTTAAAGAAAATATAATAATTAATAATTAGAAGAATTAAGAGGCGTAGTATCTTGACTTAAATCTATAATCTCTAAATCTTATAGATTATAATATAGACAAGATAAAACGCCCTTTTATTCTCTAACTTATATCTCTATCTCTTACTTATATTATTAAGCTAATAATACATTATATCCATCCTATACATTCATGTTTTTTATAATAATATAAAAAATATAATTTTTTAAGAGAATAAAGAGGCGTAGTTTGGTGGTAAAATAGGTATTTCTGTACTCAAGTGCAAAAATTTTTAAAATTTTTTTATGTCAACTACTTGACAAGTGGTGAAAAAATGATTATCTAGTTAAATACTAACTTGCCGTTAATTTAGTAAAAAGGAGTAGTGTATGTCAAAAGAGCTTAGGACAAGATTAAGAAAAATAAAATCTTCTATATCTTCTGAGATTATATCCAGACAGCCTAATGTAGAGGAGTCTGTTTTTCCTAAAAAAGTATTAGATGAGTTTCAGCTTTTATCTCCGTACTATGACCCAATTAGACTTTATAACATTGTAGAAAACGCACCAGCGTTAGATGCTTGTATTGAAGCTATGGAGGCTAACATAGATGGGTTTGGGCATGAATTTCTTTATACTGGAAAGAAAGAAGATAAATTTAACGATGAAGTTCTTGCTGAAAAGAAGATGCTGGAAGAATTTTTTGATAGAGTTAATGAGCAGCAATCTTTTCCTATTTTAAGAAGAGAGTTAAGACGGGGTTATGAAACTACTGGTAATGCTTATATTGAAGTTGTAAGATTCCCTAATCGTAAAATAGCCGCTTTATACAGGGCTGATGAAAGATATGTCAGGTTACAGAAGAAACAAGATAACCCTGTTCCTGTTAAGATAGAATTAAATAGATTTGGAATGCCTAAACAGATTACTGTTTATAAAAGGTTTAGAAGATATGCTATGCTAGTTAATCCTATACAAGGGCAGATTAGGTGGTTTAAAGAATACGGAGACCCCCGCAGAATGTGTGCTGTTACAGGAAAATATGAAGATGAATTACAGGCTGGTGAAAAAATACAAGAAGAGGCTACTGAAATTATCCACATTAAGCATGGAAACGGGATTTATGGAACTCCTAGGTGGATAGGACTTACTTCAGTAGTATTAGGCTTACAATATGCTGATTTTGTTAATTTTGATTTATTTAATAATCAAGTAGTTCCACCGTTAGCGGTGCTAGTTTCTAACGGGACTTTGACTGAAGATTCAGTAAGAGACTTATGTGAATTATTTGAAAATAAAAGAGGGGTTGACAATTTTCATAAAATACTTATACTAGAAGCATTGCCTGTTTCTACTTCTAATGCTATGGAAGATAGTCGGACTGCTGCTAAGGTGGATTTAAAAGAATTTTCTATGGCAAGGAAAGAAGATGCTATATTTAAGCAATATATTGAATTATCTGAAAAAAGAATTAGAGCTAGATATAGATTACCCCCACTTTATTTAGGTGTGGCTGAGGAATACTCAAGGTCAACTTCTGATAGTTCTAAACTTGTAGCTGAGGAACAGGTATTTAAACCAGAGAGAAATAAATTTGATGAAATCGTAAATTTAACCATTATGAAAGAATTAGGTGCAAAATACTGGAAATTCCAAACTGTAGGACCAAGAATGATTGAGGGTAACGAAGTAATAGATGCTTTTGAGAAATTTGCTGATGCTGGAGTTCTTACAATAAATCAAGGTATTAAGATAGTAAATCATGTTCTAGGTTTAGATGCTCAGGAGTATGACCAAGTTTGGGCTAATTACCCAGTTCCATTGATTACAGAGTTATTAAAGCAAGGCAGGCTAAGAGATATAGAAGAAATAGATTTAGAAGCTGGTGATGTGGATGATGCTTTAGATAGGGTAGATAAGTTTGTAAAATGGGCTAAAGATATAAAGAATGAAAAAGCTGAGAAATTAGCTACAGAATTAAGGGATGTTTTAATAGAACTCAAAAAAGCAGCATAAATAAAGGGGGTTGTATGCTTAGACCTTTTAGAAAACAATTAGATTTAGAAAAACCAATTGTAAGAGTTATTCCTGTATTGACGGTAGAATACATGAAGGAATTAAAGGCGGAACATAGATTTACAACTGTTTCTGCTGAAGTTATGGCTCTTGTAGCTAAAGAAATTATAGATGAAAGTAGACTTAGAAAAGAAGCTTCTGTAAATCAATGGGAAAATCCTGAAATTTGTTATACTGCTAAGGAGTTAGATGAGAATTTTCAGCCTGTAGGTATAAAGAGTGTTGTTAGGACTCTTCAATTTTTAGGAAAGCTGGGGTTAATAGA